GATCATCAACCGCGGCAATCTTACAGGTCGTGCCGAAGGCATTCGTGCCCATTTGGAATGTAATGGCTTGATGCTCAGTAATAAAGGTTATATTTCTGCCATACCTGAGCTGGACGCATTTACAGGTAATGCCGAGCTCAGCCACGAGGCCGCTGTGGGCCGCATCGCTCCTGAAGAGATCGAGTACCTGATGGCGCGAGGAATGGACGAAGAAGAAGCTACTGCTACTATCGTCCGCGGCTTCCTCAACGTCAATATTGAAGGACTGCCGGAATCTTTGGCTAAAAAGATCAACGAAACTCTGGATACGTTCACTTATAATAAGGGAATGTAAGAAAAAGTAAAAAAAAGTACTTGTCAATCGCGGCAAAGTGAGTTATAATAACCCTTGTGTTCAACACAATTCCGGGATGGTGTAATGGTAGCACAGGTGATTCTGGATCATCTTGTCTGGGTTCGAGCCCTAGTCCCGGAGCCAATGGCGCCATGGTCAAGCGGCTAAGACGTCGCCCTCTCAAGGCGAAATCACGAGTTCGATTCTCGTTGGCGCTACCAAACTAGATTTTTGCGAACCCTTCTGCACGCTGTTATCAAGCGATGTCGAAGGGTTTTCGTTATAGTTGTAGGTTATTTTTACAGTATACCCTATATCATCTTTAGTCAATACTATATCACGGACGAATGTTGAGATAATCATATCCTGACGTTCGTCCGCGTTTTTTATTTGTAGAATATTATATAAGAAAAATTTGACATGATCGGGTGTAATTTTAAAAGGTTCGTTTAATACTTTTTCTATCGACAAGTCTTTTTCTAAAACGGATAGTTTTTTTTCATATTCTGAAATGTTTTTGGAAATCGTGTCGGATATTAAACCGCTTTCAATCGCTTTTATACAGTTTTTCAGCTTATTTTTTATTTCTGTAATTTCTGTTTCTAATATGCTTATCTGTGTATTTTCGTCAATTGGTAAATTGGCTACAGTATTTGCAATAAACTCAATTGTATGCGGTTCTGACAGTAGTTTAATGGTTTCTGCAAGTATAATATCTTCCAGTTTTTCGCGTGGAAATAAGGGCATATCACATTTTTTACTTTTACTGGCGTAACATTGATAATAATAGTAACGTCTTTTTTGTTTGCTTGTACCGCTGACACCGGTCATAAATTGTCCGCATTTTCCGCATTTCAGTTTGGACGACAGCAGGAAATTTTCGCTTTTCCCTCTGACGTTAGTTTCTTTTCTTGATTTTATTCTTTTTTGTACAGAGTGAAACAGGCCATCAGGAATAAACTGTGGTATTACTTTTGTTTTAACAATGTCACGCCATTTATAAGTACCGATGTAAGTTTCATTTTTAAGCATATGAGTAAAGCTGCAGCGTGAAAAATTATTTCCCTTTGCCGTTTTTAAATGTGTACTGTTAGCGTATTTGGCTATGGCAACAATACGATCGCCTGCTGCATACATTTCGAATATTTTGCGAACAATAGGGGCTGCGTGATCGTCAATTATTAAATGTTTGTCGTCATCTAATTTATATCCTAAAGGGATAATACCGCTTAACCATTTACATTCTAGTGCGTTTTCAGTCATACCACGTAAAACCTTTTGGGCTAATTCCACACTGTAATATTCTGCCATACCTTCTAAAACAGATTCTAGGATTATGCCTGATGGATCGTCGGTTATATTTTCTTTTGCAGATATAACTTTTACACCGTTCTTTTTTAGTTTTGCTTTATACGTTGCACTGTCATAGCGATTACGGGCAAACCGGTCTAATGTGTAAACGATAACAATATCAAAAAGCTGTTTACCACTATCGGAAATCATTTTTTGAAATTGCGGGCGGGCGTCGGTTTTACCGGTTAAGGCTCTGTCAATATAACTTCCGACAATAGTAATATCCTGACGTTTGGCAAAATCAGTGCATTCACGGATTTGACCTTCAATGCTTTCTTCACGTTGATTTGTAGATGAATAACGTGCATAAATTACGGCTTTGGACATAAAAAAAACAACTCCTTTACTGTTTTGTGTATGCAGCAGCGGAGCTGATATGCTATAATGTGTATAGTAATCTGCTCGCTGTGAAGGGTGGGCGTTACGTTGACCGTTTCGGAGTACCAGTCCGAAACGGTCTTTTTTTATTCGTTCATTAACAGTGATAAAATTGATAACGGTAGTTCGTATTCATCAAGAGCTACAATTTGAGGATTGACAGTATTTTCTTTTTGAATAAGTATACCGTTTGACGTCATTTCTGTTTTAATTATTTTAGATATTGGATACGAGAAATTTTTTGTATTACCGACGAATGCGATTCTTTTATTTGTGATATAAAATATACCTTCGTCAATGGTGTCGATAGTTGTTGACGTTGTTTTTCCGACATCAAATAAACCAGCGCGATATCTCACACCTTTACATATTTTAAAACTAACAGCTGGGCCAGCGTAGCCGACCTTTTGAGTACGAGTTACAATTTTTCTTAAATGCGAATAGTCTGCAAGATGGACTATCTCATTTTTTTTCAATGGAAGTTCAATTGTATCATTGTCCAGTTCGGGCAGTGTTAGATTGTTATTAGCTAACCATATAAGATTTTTTCTTTTAAAAATATAAAATTCTTCTTGCGGGATCGTTATATTAAAAGTTTCTGTTATTTTGCAAAATTCATCGAATACTTTAGGAGATAATGCAGGCTCTTTTAACAAAGACACAGCATATGTTTTAAATTGTTTTTCCATTTCAGATTTTTGGAAATGCGGCGGTACGTTATATTTTTCTACAATTTTATGAAGTGTACTTATTTCGTCTGTATTTTTGAGTGAATATATTTCCGCAAGTTTTCTAGAATATTCCTTTTCTCCTTGTATTTTGACAAGCTTTAGTTCTTTAGATAGTTTCTTGGCTTCTTTAATTTCATTTACTTTTCTATTCACGAACGAAAAAATACCCATTTTAACACTACCTAACATTTTTATTTAGTTAATATCGCCTTGAAATGCGATAGCCTTGCCTAAAATTCTGAATGACAGACAGTTTGCTTTATCAAATACCATAGGTTTATACTTTGGATTTTCAGCACGCAATTCGACGAAGTTATCAGAGATATAAACACGTTTCAATGTAACAGCGTCGTCGATAGCCACAGCTGCGATTTCTCCGTTTTCGACTTCCGGTTGATGTTTGATGAATACAATATCACCATCATAAATACGGGCATTTATCATGCTGTCACCTTGAACACGCAGGCAAAAATCTGCGTTTATAACATTTCCACACTGCACATATGAATCGAAATATTCTTCTGTTAAAACAGGCTGTCCTGCTGCTATTTTACCTAACAGCGGGATTTTTTTTGTTTCAATAGGGAAAATGTTGTCATACTTATTGATGACAGACTGATTCCAATTTTCAATCATGTCAGGACTATTTATATATTCGGATTTTCCAATTAACCACATCGGGTTTACAGATAATGCTATCGCGATAGATTGAATAATAGGCATTTTTATTTTCTGAATGAATCCGTCTTCGTATCTTTTAATTGTCGCAGGGTGAACTTGAATCTTGTCTGCTAACTCTTTTTGATTCAACTCTTTTTGTTCACGAGCAAGCTTGATTCGCTGGCCAATCTCTTTTGGCGTCATCAGAGTGTCACCTCACTTTCTAAAACATTAGTTAAATTATATCATTAAATCTTGCAAGGTGCAACTAAAAGACAAGAAAGCAAAAAAATAATTGCATTGTGCTATTTACAAAATAAAAACACTGTGTTATATTGAAAAAGCAAATTGCATTACGCAATTAAAAGAAAGGGGGTGAGAAAATGGTCGCTATTAATAAAATCAGAGGTAGATTGACTGAAAGAGGTTTCACTCAATCGGATCTAGCAAAGGCGTGGAACTGTGCAACGCCAACAGTTAGCCAAAAATTAAGTGGTAAACGTCCTATAACTTTAGAAGAAGCAGAAACTTTAGGGAAGCTGTTGGAGCTAACAGAACAAGAGTATTATGAACTTTTTTTTGCCTTTTGAGTTGCATAATGCAATTAGGGTTACAAAAAAAGACAGCTCGAAAGCTGCCAATTAAAAACCAAACCATAAAAATTATACCACGATTGTTTTGATAAAGCTATTAGAGAAAGGGGCGTCAGTAATGGGTACGATTGAAAAGGCGGCGTATGATCCTGAAAAACTTACATATGAGCAGATAATGGAAATCGCGCTGATCTTAAAGGAATGCCCTAAAAATAAACTGCCTCTTATCTGTCAGCTGTTCAGAATACCGATGACTGGCAGCAGGGTATTCCAAAATAAAACAATCACAGAGTTTATACAGGCTTTTATTCAAAACACTGAATGTCAAATGATCATGAAAGAATACCTGTATGAACAGTATCAGCGTTACTGTCGTAAGAATAAAAGGGTAGCAGTAACGGCGCGGTCGTTCTCCCGTTATGTAACCGATAACTATGACGTTGAAATCATACAGCGTCGAATGGGATTTACACGCGCAAGGTTTTACAAATTTAATCAAATAGGAAGTGAGGCCAATGAATAAAAATCAAATAAGAGTTGAAACCGTCGGTCGGCTGCAAGCGAACAGCATAGATCGTTTAGCCGAAGCTATCCGCAGATTTTACGCAGATCCAAAGAACGTCAAAGCGTTTAATAAATGGAAAAAGGCAGGTGCTTTAGTATGAAATATCCACGTTGTGGTGTTGGTGCTTATGTTTGGGCTTGTCTTTGGTATTGGTGGATTGAAGTATCAATCTTCATTATCGGCTTTGTTCTAGGTCTAATGTTCGCAAGGTTTTTCTAATGCAGCTTTACGAACATCAAAAAACAGCACTCGCATACCTTCGATCGCTGGATTCGTTCATGCTCTTTATGGAGCAGGGAACAGGCAAAACAATACCGACACTGACGCGGTTAAATGAGCTTATAAAATCAAAGGCCATTAAAACAGCTCTTGTAATCTGCCCAAAGTCAGTAATGGGATCATGGGATCGAGATATTCAGATGTTCGACACTGAATCGCAGATCAGGCTGAAAACTCATGTTGAAATCATCAACTATGACAAAGTTTGGCGGTATGACCGAAACAAATTCAATCCTTACGATCGGCAGTATGACTCTATCGTGATTGACGAAGCTCACAGTATCAAGAATCGGACTTCAAAGCGGGCTGCGTTCATCTTGAAGATTGCAGTACAGGCAAAATACAGATACGCGCTGACAGGTACACCGATATCAAACGGACAACTTGAAAATTTTTGGTCTTTGATTTGTTTTCTTGATCCGTATTTAGTCGGCAGCAGGGTTTACAGTAACATCTTCAGGCTGACTGACGGCGGGAAGGGTACTTATTACGAATTTCTCGATAAGTATGCTTTATTAGATCAGTTTCATAAGCCTTACAGGTATCGAAAAATCAGTGAATTACAAGAAATTGTTGATCAGTATTCGTACAGGGTTACGAAAAACGAATGTCTTGATCTGCCTGACAAACTTCCGGACGAGATTATCGAACTGGAGCTTCCGGACAAAAAGCTTTATAAGGGTATCGCGAAACATTCGGCAAGCCTTGAAATGGAATTCGTCGCTGATAATCCACTTGTTAAGCTTACAAAACTTCGTCAGATTGCAAGCGGATTCCTGATAGACGACACCGGGGAAGCGGTTGAACTGAAGTGTGAAAAAATCAACGCACTTGATGAATTCTTAGACGGGTTTGATAAAAAGCTTGTCATCTTTGCAGAATTCACGAGAAGCATTGACAACATTTCAGCGCTGCTGAAGAAACGAAAGCTGAAAGCGATAGTATTAGACGGACGGCAGAAAAATAAGAGCGTATGGAGAGAATTTCAGGCTGATGAATCAATCCGCGTAATAGTCTGTCAGTATGTCAGTGGCTGTCAAGGTATTGACCTGTTTGCAGCTGATACGATCCTTTACTACGAACCGACGCTGCGATCAAACATTTTAGAACAAAGCCGTGATCGCATACACCGGAACGGACAAACGCAAAAATGCAGTTACATTCATTTCCTAACCAAAGGGACAGTTGAAAAGGATATCTACAGGGCTTTATCAGGCTTCAGCGATTTCAACGAAAAACTTTTCAATGAATATGTTTCAGAATATCAAAGAGCGCAGAGAGGGGTGAGAAATTGAAACACGTTATTCAGTTCAGTGGAGGTAAAGACAGTACCGCAATGCTCTTAATGATGTTAGAGCAAGGTATGACTGTAGATGAAATTATTTTTTGTGATACTGGTATGGAATTTCCGCAGATGTACGCTCATATCGACAAAGTAGAAAAATACACAGGAAGAAAAATCACAAGAATAAAGGCTGAAAAATCTTTTGAATATTATTTTTCTGAACATATCAAAAATAAGGGTAAAAACGTTGGAAGTGTCGGTTATGGTTGGCCGCGCATGTGGGTGCGTTGGTGTACAAGATTGTTGAAACAAGAGCCGACAAAGAGGTATCTTCGTGACATGGGCGTCGGTAATTATGTTCAATATATTGGAATAGCAGCTGACGAACCAAAACGGCATGAAGGTATTTCTAAAAACACAATACACCCGTTGTTCGATTGGGGTATTACCGAAGATCAAGCACTCCGATATTGTTACAAAAGGGGTTTTGATTGGTCGGGGCTTTATGAAAGGTTTAGACGTGTTTCTTGTTGGTGTTGTCCGCTTCAGCGAATCGGTGAGCTAAGAAATTTACGAAGATATTATCCTGACCTTTGGGAAAAGCTTTTGAAAATGGATAACAACATAGAATATAAATTTAGACCTGACTATTCAGTAGAGCAGTTAGAAAATCGATTCACATCAGAAGATTTACTTTCGGCACAAATTAAGGATAAAAAATGAAAATTTATATTTATGACATTGAGGTTTTCGCGCATGATTGGTTTGTTGTTTTCTCTGACTTAGAGGAAAAAGAAATCGTTGTTTTTCATAACGACAATGTTGGTTTGAAACGCTTCATGCTCAATCACGGTTTGATTTTCGGCGGTTTCAATAATAAGCATTATGATGATTGGGTTACGCAATCAATGTTAACCGGTGCTGATCCTGAAATAGTAAAAGCTCATAACGATTTTATTATTCAGCAGCACTGTAACGGTTGGGAATTCCCCTTCGTACAGTTTCAAAGAAAGCTTTTTAAGAGCTTTGACTTGCGGGACGATATCGCCGATAAGGGACTGTCTTTGAAAGCGATAGAAGGGAACATGTGTGAACCAATAGTAGAATCGTCGATAGACTTCAACATCAAGCGAAAACTGACAGCGGAAGAAGTCGAAGAAGTTATTTTCTACTGTAAGACTGACGTATCAAACAGCGTTAAACTCTACCATAAAAGAAAAAGCTATTTAGACGGCAAAATCGCCGTAGGACGATTGAAAAGTATAGACGCGAGATTTCCCTGTCTTTAACTAATCCGAAGCTTACAGCGACATATCTCGAAGCGAGAAGAGCCGATTACAATGACGAATTCGAATACGATCCACCGGGCGAATTGATATTAAATAAATATCGTGAGCCGATCGAGTTTTTCAGAAAAATCGACTACAACGAAAAATTAAAGTGTGATATCGCAGGTGTGCAGCATGTTTACGGCTGGGGCGGCATTCATGGGGCAAGGGAAAATTATTTTGATCAGTCTACAGAAGAAATGAAAATCGTCGATATCGACGTCGGCAGCTATTATCCGTCGATGATGTTGGAATACGGTTATATTTCGAGATCCATACCGAGCGCAGAAGGTTATACGAATGTTTATAATACCCGCATAAAAGCAAAGCACGAGGGCGACGACGAAACAGCAGGGGCATTAAAGTTGGTTTTAAATAGCACTTATGGAGCTATGAAAAATCAATACAATCCTCTTTATGATCCGCGGGGGGCAAACCATATCTGTATTACAGGCCAGCTGCTTTTGACCGATTTGATTGAAAAGCTCGAAGACGTCGAAGGTTTTAGCCTGATTCAATCCAACACTGACGGGCTGATGATTAAGTTTCCAGTAGCTAATGAAAAGCAGATCAACAAAATTGTTGAAGAATGGGAACAGCGGACCCGGTTAAATATGGAGTATACAGAGATACACCGCATAGCGCAGAAGGACGTTAATAACTACATCGTACAGGTTGGCGCGACGTATTTGATTCGGGACGGGGTTAAAACGTTCACGAAGGAAGATAAGCGCAAAATAAACACAAAGGGCGGTTATGTTTCACTGTGGCAGGGCGGCAGCTTTAAAAACAATTCTCTTATTATCGTCCATAAAGCCATAGTCGAATATTTCATGAACTCTGTTCCGGTCGAAGATACGATCAATAAAGCCGAAAACATTTTTGATTTTCAGATGATCTGTAAAACCGGGGGGACATTTCAAAATACAGTTTGGGC